CAAACATAATATAAGGAGAATAATTATGTCAAACGCAGTAGCGTCAAGAATTGGCGCAATAAATGGTGGCTCAGACAAGTCAGCATTATTTCTCAAGGTATGGTCTGGTGAAGTTTTAGCTACTTTCATGAGAGAAAACAAAATGCTTGGTATGACCCAAGTAAGAAGTATCTCTTCTGGTAAGTCAGCACAGTTCCCAGTAATTGGAACAACTTCAGCTAGCTATCATACTCCAGGAAATGAAATACTTGGAAGTTCAGTAAATCATGCTGAGCGAACAGTAAACATAGATGACCTTTTAGTGTCATCAGCTTTCTTAGCTAATATAGATGAAGCTAAAAACCATTACGATGTTAGAAGTATCTACACATCTGAAATGGGAAGAGCTTTAGCTAACACAGTAGACAAAAACCTACTTCAGTTAGCTGTATTGGCTTCAAGAGAAAGCACAACAATAACTGGTGGAAATGGAGGTCTTTCTCACATTGATGCAGATGCAGATACAAACACTGCTTCATTAATCGAAAGTATCTTCTTTTGCGCACAAAAACTTGACGAGAAGGATGTACCTTCTCAAGATAGATTTTGTGTGGTTCAGCCTTCAACTTATTACAACATTGTTCAAAACGATAAAATCTTGAACAGAGATTTTGGAGCTAATAACAATGGTGTTTACGCTGATGGTACAGTTATTAAAGTTGCAGGTATCAACATCGTGAAATCAAACACAGCAGTTGATGCTTTTGCTGATAACTCTTCAGCAGTTTCTGGAACAAATAATACTTACAATGTAGATGCTTCAAATACAGTAGCTACAGTATTCCACAAAAGTGCATTAGGAACAGTTAAGCTAATGGATTTAGGTATGGAAAGCGAGTATGATTTGAGACGCCAAGGGACTCTAATGGTCGGAAAAATGGCTTTAGGCCATGGAATCGTTAGACCAGAGAGTGCTTGCGAAATCAAAACAGCATAATCACTTTAACAAATACATAGGCGCAGAGATTAACACAGACAATCTGCGCCTGTGTTTATAAAAAATTTATGGCAACAATCACAACAAGAACTACGCAGTTAGAAGCAGTTAATACTATGCTTTCAACTATAGGAGAAGCTCCAGTAAATACATTGTCTGGTTCATTACCTACAGATGCAAGTATGGCTAAAAATATTTTAGATGAAGTAAATAGAGAAGTACAATCAAGTGGTTGGAAATTTAATACTTCATACAAAGCAACATTAAGTAGAAACACAGACAACAAAATAGTTGTAGCTAGTGATGTCATGTTAATAGAATTTAATCCTTTATTAGAAAGTAAAAGTTCTTATGACCCAGTTATAAGAGGAAACTTTTTATTTAATTTAGCAAAAGAAAGTTATGTATTTGATAAAAACTTTAACAATGTAACTATTGTATCTTTATTAGATTTTGAAAATATTCCTGAACAAGCAAGAAGATATGTAACAATAAGAGCATCAAGAATATTTCACGACAGAACTTTAGGAGCAAATGCTCTACACAGATTTAGTCAGCAAGATGAATTAGTTGCTTTATCAATATTAAAACAAGCAGAAGCATCTGTAGCAGACCATAATATATTTAATAGTTATGACCAGTACACAACAGTTGCTAGAAGTAGGTCTTACAAACTAATAGATTAATGCCTTTAATAACTAGAAGTATCCCTAATTTGATTGGGGGAGTGTCTCAACAACCAGAAATTTTAAGATTAGAAAATCAAGCAACAGAACAAGTTAATGGTTTTTCTGGTGTAGTTGAAGGTCTAAAAAAAAGACCTCCTACAGCACATGTTTCAAAGATTTCTAGTTCAACTTTAACAAACGCTTTTATTCATACAATTAATAGAGACGCTAATGAACGATACATTGTGGTTATTAGTAATGGGGTTATTACTGTTTATACTGTTTCTGGAACTTCTAAAAATGTTGTGATGCAAACTAATGCTTCAAACTATTTAACTTCTAGTAATCCTAGAGGTGAGTTTAAAGCGCTTACAGTTAATGATTACACATACATATTAAATACAAGTAAAACAGTAGCGATGGACAGCTCAACAACAAGTCCAGCTAAAATAGAGCAAGCAGTTTATACAGTAAATCAAGGTATAAATAACACGCCTTATTCAATAACAGTTGATGGAACTACCTATTCATTTACTTCATCAAATTCAAATACTAAAGATATTAGAAATGGAGTTAAAGGTGCAGTAAGTGCACCTGGTGTAACTTTAGCTGATATTGGCGATAGTAGTTTTTCACTTATAAAANCATCTGGTACTTTATCAGTATCAGCTTCAGATGGTTATGGTAACCAAGCTTCACAAGTAATTAAAGACACAGTACANAATTTTACAGATTTACCNGCACAAGCAATTAATNATATGGTTGTNGAAGTNCANGGTGATGCTTCAAATAGTTTTGATAATTATTATGTAGTTTTTAAAACAAGCACTAATGTTTGGGAAGAAACAGTAGCNCCTGGNGTTGAGATTAAANTTGACCCAGATACAATGCCTCATGTTTTAATAAGAACTGCTGATGGTAATTTTAGATTTACACAAGTTGATGGTTCTAGTTATACAGTTAGTTCAACAAGCTATGATGTACCTTCATGGGGTGAAAGAATAGCAGGTGATTTAGATAGCTCACCAACACCAAGTTTTGTAGATACAAAAATTAATGACATTTATTTTCATAGAAATAGATTAGGTTTTCTTGCAGATGAAAATGTTATCTTGTCTAGGTCTGGAGAAAACTTTGAATTTTTTAATGAAACAGTTACAGATGCTTTAGACACAGACCCTATTGATGTAAATGTATCTCACACTAAAGTTTCAATTTTAAAACATGCAGTTGCATTTGATGAAAAGCTTTTATTATTTAGTGACCAAACACAATTTATTTTAACTGGTGGTGCAAGTTTATCTCCAGGAAGTGTTTCAGTTAATGTCACTACTGAATATGAAACATTAGATACAGTGTCACCAGTTGGTTCTGGTAACAATGTATTCTTTGCTTTTAACAAAGGACAGTTCACAGGTGTAAGAGAAATGTATGTTGAAAGTGATGGAGAAACAAATCAAGGTGAAGATATAACAGCTAACATACCTAAATATGTTCCTTCAGATGTTTTTAAATTTGCTATTGCATCTAATGAAAACATTTTAGTTTGTTTAAGTAGCAAGACAGGACAACTTAATAGTTTATATATTTATCAATGGTTCTTTTCTAATAGTAAAAGATTACAAAGTGCTTGGCATAAATGGACAATTGGTGATGATAATAACACTAAAATTTTAAATGCAGACTTTATAGGAACAACTTTATATTTAGTTATAGAGAGGTCTGATGGAGTTTATATTGAAACTGTTGATTGCGCTCCAGCTTCAGTTGATGTTGGAGAAACTTATCTAACTCATTTAGATAGAAAATTAAGTAATGCAGATATTACTGAAAGTTATGATGCAGGAACAAATTTAACTACAATAACTTTACCTTACACAATTGATGCTACTATGAAATTAGTAGGTAAAAGTGGAGCCTCAAATAAAGCTGGAAGAGATATATCTTTAGCTTCACAGACAGGAACAACTATTACTGTAAATGGTGATATAACTGCCTTTAATTACTTTATTGGTGAGCAATACCAGTTTGATTATACATTCTCTCAACAATACCTGGCACTTGGAACTAACACTCAAGGCTCAAGAACAAGAATTAGAGAAGGTAGATTACAAATAAGAAATTGGACAGTTTCATTTAATGATACAGGATTTTTTCAATCTTCAGTAACACCAGTTGGTAGAGACGCTTCAGTTGCTACATTCACAGGTACCATTGTAGGTACAGGTTTAGCTGGTTCAGTTAATTTAGAAGATGGAGATTTTACTTTTGCAGTTCAAAGTAGAAATGAAAACTTAACTATTAGTCTTACTAATAATAGTCATCTACCATGTAACTTTGTTAATGCAGAGTGGGAAGGATATTATGTCTCCCAGGCATCAAATTCTTAAACCACACTTAAGAGTAGCTACAGAAGAAGATTGTATTTATTTATCTAAAAATTTAAGAGAAGAAGATATTAGAGAAATAAAAGCAGTTACAGGTTTACCAACATTATTATCATTATTAATTGGACTTAAAATAAGTTCAGTACCTTTAGTTATATGTGATGAGAATAGTAAACCAGTTGCTATGCTTGGTGTTGTACCTACTGGAATAATTGGTTTTATTTGGATGGTAGGAACAAAAGATTTAAAAAAAATAAGCTTGTCTTTTTTAAGACATTCTAAAAAAGTTTGTGATGTACTTAAAGGAAAACATCAAGTTCTACATAACTATGTAGATAAAAGAAATAAACTTCATATCACTTGGCTTAAATGGATGGGATTTACCATTTTAAAAGAAGTTGATTATGGAATTGAAAATAGAAAATTTTATGAATTTATTAAAATATAATGTGTAACCCATATATAGTCGCTGGTGCGTCTGCTGTACTGCAATATCAAGTTGCTAATGCTCAACAGAAGTCAGCACAACAACAAGCACAAAGACAAAATGAATTAGCATTAAAAAATAGAGATGCTAAAATTACAACTTCACAAAGACAGTTAATAGAAAAAACAAAAGCAAGATTAACTAGAATTGGTGATGCTGAAAAGACTAGCAGAAAGAAAAGGTCTATCTTTAAAACTAATAGAGAAAATATTACTGGTAATTCTTATGATTTTTTATTAGCAAATTATTATAGCACTGAAGGTGATTATAAGAATAGAGTTTTAGGAAATATTGAAAGAAGCAAGTTTAATTATTTATATGGAACATTACCTGCAATAGATAACCAGTATGAAGGTCAAAGCACTTATGTGCCTCAAGTAAACCAAGGCTACAATGCTTTAAATTCTGGATTAACTTTTGCTTCAACTTACTAC